AAAACAGGGGCCTGCCCAACCCGGGGCATTTAGATTAAAAAAGAAAGCAGGAGCATAAAAATACCTCCTCGTCAACTTGCGCTGACGAGGAGGCGGTAAAGTAAATTAAGGATTAGAACTCTGAGTCTGACTCAAACGTCAGTTCATCAGAGATGAGACCCTCAAACTGGGTGACCAGCTTGGTTGCCGTCTCATTGTCATATCCAGCCTCTTGCAGGCTCTCAATGACGTTCTGGTTGACAGTCTTCTTGAATGTGTCAACTATCTGATTTAATGTGGTCATTTTTTTTCCTTTGCTTGTGTCTTGTCTAATTATGAACTATAATACTTATAGTGTTATATCAACAAAATAGAGGTTACACCATGACAATAGAGTCTGTCCACTCCAGCGATTTTTTTTCAGAAAGATCTTTGTTAAAGTCTCCAAACTTTCTAACAACAAAAACCATAAAGAATAGCATATCACCAGATGACCATAAATCAAACTCATCCAGGGGAAACGCTTACAAGCATACAAAAACAGGGTATCGAGAAGACATTGACTTAAACGTAAGGTCAAATTGGGAAGCCAATTTTGTCAGGATACTAAATGCCTATAAGATCAAGTTTGAGTTTGAGCCAACCGTTTTTGCTTTTCCCATAAAAAGGGGAACAAAAGGATATACTCCAGATTTTTATTTAACTAAATCAGATGAATGGATAGAGATAAAAGGATACCTAGATGATAAGAGTAAGATAAAACTTAGAAGATTTAAAAGGTATTATCCTCAGGAATTTGAAAAACTTGTTTGTATAATAAGTAGGTATTCTAAAGAAGCTTGTAATTTTATGGACGAACTGCAAGTTCCAAAAGTAGTTTATTACGAAGACATAAGATCGGAATACAATTCTCTTGTAATTAATTGGGAGGGAAAATAATGGCCGCGTATAAAGAGCAGTATTATTCCCTTGAAGAATCAGAAATGCAAAGTTTAATAGCTAAGGCAAAAGATGGCAATTCAAAAGCCCAAGAAGAACTATTAAAAGTCTTTCATAATTTTTTGAGTAAATATGTTGCACTACTGTATTACAGCAGATACAACATAGCAGACTATGACGTCAGGAGATTTATAAGCCTATTTATTAAAGATCCGTACGTCAGATTTGCTTTAATGAAAAATAAGATAAATAAAAAAGCTTTTAAAGAAATCAATGAAGTCATGCGGCGGAATACAGTACATGGCCAAAAGATACGGAAATGAAGAAGATATAAGACAAACCGTAAACATGACATTCTTTCAATGCATTAAAAGATATGAGAGAAAAGATTCAGCCAAAGGCCCAATTCCATTTAGTCGGATTCCTTTACAGTTATTTCTTTTATCTTTTGAAAAAGAATGTAGACACTTTTTTAATAGATCAATTGGGAAGAAAAACTTTTCCGCTTCTATCGGATGAATCTTTTGATAAAGACGAACCTGATAGCAAAGTTGGGTTTAAGGCCGATCCGATAGAGTATACTTTTGAGCAGGTTATGAATACAGATTTCATTGATGAGATGTGGGTTTTAGGAGAAAAAGTAATGGCCCCTTTTGATAAGCTTTCCGTGCAGGAAAGGCAGCTTATAAAATGGAAATACGTAGATGGTAAAAAGTCTAGTGAAATATCCAAAAAAATAAATGAACACCCCAATACCGTTAGAGAACATTTATCAAAGATAAGAGATAAAATAGAGAACATTATTTTAGGCGATAACTTAGAAGACTTAATCAGAGACCTAAAACTATCAAAGGAATAATATGAACTTTCAAGGAATAGAAAAACTACAAGAACTCTTATCAGAGTTTTTGAATCCACAAATACAAGAAGTTATTGATTCTTATGTAAAAAAGGAATCTAAAAATCAATACTTTGTAGAAATACCAGAAGAGGATGTTGTGGATCTAGGCTTAGATAAATTGGCTTCTCTTGTTGCAAGAACCTCAAACGTATACGGCAGAGCTGCAAGATTTGCAGGAATGGCAAGAGCAAACTATAAAATCATAGAGGGTAAATACAAAAAAGTATACAAATCTTCTAGAGTTGGAAAGAATGAGGCCGAACGAGAAGCCGCCGCAATGGAGGCAGCAGAAACAGAGTACTCAGCCCTGGTTACTTGCGAGGCAATAGTAAATCTTGCAGAATCCCTTGAAAATTCTGCTCGAATAGCATCTGAATCATCTCGAAAGCTGATGGATAAAGTTCAATCAATGCAGATAGCTTCAGCTAGAGAGACCAAAGGGTATTACGCTGAGAGTGATTTTCAAACCTACTAAAGGAGAACCATGTTTATAGGTCATTATAAATCCGTAAATAGTCCTAAAGAATTCTATTCGGAAAAAAGAAATTCCTTAGATTTTCCAATGCAAGTAGAACTTGAGGGCGAAAGATATTTGTTTGGGGCATCAATACAAATCTCAAATTCAAAACAATACAAAGGCCTAAAGGCAACAGCTCAAAAAAATAATATAAAATACGACGTTAAATTGAGTTAAATGAATATAGAAGTTTTTTGTGACGGAGCATCAAGGGGTCAAGGCCAAAAGAAATTTGGCGAAGCATCTTGCGCTGTAGTTGTTTATAAGAACAAAAAAAGAGTTGTTCAATTTGCCAGAGGTTTGGGCAGAAGAACCAATAACGAAGCCGAATATGAAGCAGTTATTGCTGGTCTTTTAATCTGTTCAATGTCCGACTTTGTTGATCCGATACTGTATACTGATTCAGCTGTGGTGGCAAATCAAATCAACGGAAAATGGAAATGTAAAAATTTATCATTAATTCCTCTCCTAATGACTATCCAAGAAATAAAAAGCGAATACAAATTTAGAGTCATGCAAGTTCCTAGAGCATTTGTTTGGGAGCCTGATGGATTAGCCAACGAATTTTTGAATCAATTAGAAGACAAGAAAAGAACTATATGATATACTTATGGGCATGATAGATCTTAGTAAAAATCAACCAATAATAATTGGACTAGCCGGCAAAGCGGGCAGTGGCAAGACCTCAGTTGCAGAAAATATAGTTCCCAAGGGCTCTATCGAATCAATTAAATATGGAATAAAATGGGATCATATCTTTTACGCTTTACCTCTTTATGAAATGGCTTCAATAAAAAAGAACATTCAAGGCTTAAATCAAAAAAGAAGAAGAATGTATGCTATTCATCAAGTTTTATACGACCTTTATGGTGGAACATCTTTGGGCGATATTCCAGAGTACGAAGATCTAACAAGTATGGTTGAAAAAATATACTCCATGCCTATAGAGCCAGAAGGAATTAAGCCAAGAGATTTTCTACAAAAAGCTGGCGATATTTGTAGATCAGTTTCCCCAGATTGTTTTGCCCGATGGGCAATAATCAAATCTTCTAGAATATATAGATCTTATTTAAATCAGGTTCCAGAAGACGAAGATCCATATCCAATGTCAGTTTTAGTTTCTGATGTAAGATATCCAAATGAAGCTGAACATATACTTAAGCAGCCAAACGGAGTTGTTGTGTGCTTTGAAGCTTCAACAGAAACGCTAAATGAACGTCTTTTTAAAAGAGATGGAAAGTTAATGAACCCAGAGCATGCTTTGCACGCTTCAGAAAATGGAATAGAAGAAGTTAAAAGTATGGCTACATTAATAATTAATACTGATGGAATGTCCCTGGAAGATCAGACTGAAGAAACATTAAAACAACTAAAAATTAAGGAGTTTACAAATGCCTAAAATATCACAAAATGCCTTTGAACAATCTAGTGTTCCCTCGGTCGCCGAAGCGGTTTCAAGTTCTCCTTCCGTAGCCTTGTCTAGTACTCCCGTTTTAATATGTGGGGTAAATAGAAAAATAAATATAGGAAATTTTGAAAACGTAGATGTTTATGCTGGTATAAGTTTGCCGCTAAATAACGTATCACTAGAAGATAAAGAAGCTTTATCAAAGGCCATAGAAGAAGCAGCAGCTTATGGTTTTTCTGTAGTTTCAAAGGAAACCGGCGATAGATATTCTCTCATTAAAGATTCTCAACAGGCAAAAGCTTGATTGTTTAGGGTATATAATGTATAATATGTTATTACTATTAAAACTACAAATTAAAAATACGAGGTAAAAAATGTTTAAAAAGTTATTTACAAAACTAGAAGCCATTTTAAATGGAGAGAAGAACAAAAAGAATTCTCCTCTTTCTATGATTCCTAGCGCAGTGGTTGACAAATTGGTCGATCAGGCCGAGGTGTTGGCCGAGGTTGCTGATCAAGCGGTGGTCAATGTTACCAATGAAGTTAAGAAAGAAATTGAAAATGTAACTGAAGCTGTAAAGAAAACACCAGCAAAAAAGAAGCCAGCAGCAAAGAAGCCAGCAGCAAAAAAGACTAAGTAATGGCATTTAAGGGCAAGATATATATATCTGGTCCTAGAATGGGTGTCAATAATTTAGTTAAGGGAATCGAATTGCCACTTAAGAAAAAGAAAATAAAAAGAAAGAAAAAAAATGGCAAAAAGTAAAGACTCAAAGCTAAAAAGACGAGGAAACATTAATGGCTAAGACAGCTGCATGGCAACGTAAAGAACGGCAAGGATCCCAAGGGTGGACTAAATCGTAAGGGAGTCGCCTCCTATCGTAAGCAAAACCCAGGGTCAAAACTTAAAATGGCCGTTACGACAAAGCCAAGCAAGCTAAAACCGGGATCGAAAGCGGCTAAGCGCCGCAAGTCTTTTTGTGCTAGAATGAGTGGCGTGAAAGGCCCGATGAAAGACAAAAAGGGTAGACCCACACGCAAAGCTTTGGCTTTGAGAAAATGGAATTGTTAATACTAT